CTTCCTACCACAATAGTGGCCGAATCACAGCGAAAGCTTACACCATTGCCAGCGGATACGCGCAAAACGTATTCTCAGGAGACCCAGTAAAACTAGTAGATACTGGTGTTATTCAATTAGCTACATCTAACGGCCAACGTGGCGGCACATCTGCAGGTATCCTTAATCTGGGTATTTTTGCTGGCGTCCAATATGATGATGCGTTAGGCAGGCCCACTCTATCGCCATTTTGGCCAGCGAGTGCCGCAGCAACAAATATTATCGCTTTCGTTTATGACGATCCAGAGACTATATTTGATGTTGAGTACCCTAACCCAGCAGCTGGAACTACGGTTCAAACAGCAGTTGGCGAAGAGTGCGATTGGACTGTAGCTACACCTGGCGGCTCAACAGCCACTGGTCTGTCCTCTACTTCCTTAACTGCTATCCAAGCCGGAACTGGTCAATACCAGATCACTGGCGTTGCTGGTGGTCCTAATAACCTGATTACAGATGCATTTGTTGTAGTGACTGTTCGTATTAACGAACATCAATACAAAGCTTCTGTAGCATCTGTATAAGGAGGTCTGAAAAATGGCTACTCCCATGAGAAGTACAGACTTTCGTTCGGTTGTTGAACCAATCCTTAACGAAGTCTTTGATGGCGTTTATGATCAACGAGCTGACGAATGGAAGCAAATTTTCCGTGAGCAAAAAGGCATTCCACGCAACTACCACGAAGAACCAGTTCTTTATGGCTTTGGTGCGGCTCCTGAGCTTCCCGATGGTATGGCAGTTACATATCAATCAGGCGGTATCTTGTTTGTTCAGCGTTATCTTTACCATGTCTATGGCCTTGCGTTTGCATTGACCAAAGTATTGGTTGAAGACGGCGATCACATTCGTATCGGTCAAACTTACGCCAAGCATTTGGCGCAATCTTTGATTGAGACAAAAGAAACATTAACTGCCAATGTATTGAATCGTGCGTTTAACGCAGCATTCGTTGGTGGCGATGGTCGTTCTTTGACCAACACTGCTCACCCGATTGTTCAGGGTTCATTCAGCAACCAGCTTACTACTGCTGCTGTTCTGTCTCAGACGTCTCTTGAGCAGATGCTCATTCAAATTCGCAACGCTGTTGACAACAATGGTAAGCGTATTCGTTTGACTCCGACTCAGATTATTACTGGACCAAGTAATGTTTTCCAAGCGGAAACTTTGCTTAAATCAGTATTGAAATCTGGCACTGCTGACAACGACATTAACCCCGTTAAATCGATGGGTTTATTGGCAGATGGTCAGGCTAACATGTCTCGAATTACTTCTAACACCGCATGGTGGGTACAGACTGACGCACCTGAAGGCTTAAAGCTTCTAATGCGCCGTGGTCTGGAGAAGTCTATGGAAGGCGATTTTGCAACTGACTCTATGCGCTACAAAGCGACAGAGCGTTACACAGTTGGCTGGACAGATCCGCGTGCAGTGTTTGGCACCGCAGGTGTATAAGTAAGTACCGCTCTTAACTCTATGGCTCTCCTTATAGAGTTAAGAGCATTTTACCAAATTTAATTTGGTTGCTGACAGCTTAGGCTGACGACATGCAGACAGCAGCTAAATCTTTTAACTCGCATGTGAGGAATTTTAAAATGGCTAATACTACTTTTAGCGGTCCAGTAACTTCGACCAACGGCTTTATCGGCAATTTAACCGGCAACGTGACAGGTAACGTAACCGGCAGCATCAGCGGCGGCAAGATAGTTAATCCTACCTATTCGCATGTGGCTGTAACAGCTAACGCTACTGCAACACTTACGGCAGATAAGGTTGCTGCAGGATACATTACATGTACTTCGGCTGCTGCCACTACTTTAACATTGCCTACTGGTACCTTATTGGGTACAAAGTTAGGCGCATCAAAAGGTACAGTGTTTGACTTGTACATTGATAACACCGCAGGTGCAAACGTAGTAACAATCGCGGTTGCCACCAATGGTATTATATCAGCACTGGGTGCTGCCGTTGCTGCCAGCGCTGGTCTTAAAACAATTCCTGCTGGCGTGACTGGTCAAGCTAAATTTACTCTTATGTTCTCTAGCGCAACAGCATACACGTTTACGCGTGTTGCATAGATTTTAGAACTTAGAGGAGTAAATTATGCGTCCAGTTAAAATAGGTGCATTGACGCCAACAGGTGTTTCCCCAATCTGGTTCAATGGAAACGGTCTCACTAGTACTGGTGCGGCGGTTGCCGTCCAGACAACCAGCACATTCGATGGGCTTGCTCATAGAGTGACATTGACCGCTCCCGTTCAGGCCACCTTGGCAGGTATTGCATTCACGATCGTCGGGACTAACGCCAATGGCGCTGCCCAGACTGAAGTGATCGCAGCTGGTCCTGCAAGTGGAGCGACAGTGAGTAGTACTCAGTTTTTTCTTACTGTTGAAACTATACAGCCTAATGCCACTATGGGTACTAAAGTCTTATCGGTAGGCTTATTGAGTGAAGCTGTGGGTTATTGGGTCAATTTAGAAAACACGATGTCTGCCCCGATGGTTATGGTTGGCGTCACTGGAACGATAAATTATAGCGTGTTCCAAACTCCTGCGAATATCTTTGATGCTCCAGAGCGAGATGCGATCTATACGTCAATCGGAATGCCGATTACGGGCCTTGCGGCTGCTACAGCTAATGCTTTGGCTGCAGGTGGCGAAAGTTGTCGAGCCATTATGCTCCGCGTTAATTCATTTACTGCAGGCGCGACCATCACGGTGTACATCAACAACTCAGGTGGAGGTTACTAATGACAATTAAGTATATGTCTGAATTTGACTTCCCTTCTGATTTCGGCTTTACAAAATCCTCATCTCCAGCGAAAATGAGTCGTGGCGGCATGAGAAATCTACGTGACGAAGAGTCTCGCGTTATTGGGGTTCAGGATAATGCAGCTGATGAAATGCGTAGAGTATCTGGGCGTAAGTCTAATGACGCTGCAGAGCGTAAAGATAAACGTGCTCAAATGGATCGTGTTAGCTCGCGTGAGCGTAACGCCCGTGATGAGATGACTAGATTGCGCGGTGAAGCTAGAAATGGCTTTAAGGCAGCTAAAGGCGGTTCTGAAAAGGACTGGATAAAAGGTGCTGTAAAAAAGCCGGGTGCTCTTCGTGAGTACATGGAAACTCCTGAAGGGCAAAGCATTTCCAAAAGCAAGTTAAATAAAGTTGCTTCTGGCAAACCAGCTATAGTGGGTGGTCCTAAGCCATCTGCTAAAACGATGAAGCGAGCAAATCTTGCTAAATCATTTTCCAAAATGAAATAAGGATACTTAGACATGGGTATGAAATCAAAAGGGTACGCTAAGGGCGGCATGAAATCAAAAGGCTATGCAAAAGGTGGCATGAAGCAGGGCTTTAATGCTCGTTTGGACGACTCAATGGGCTCTAAGAATGGCAAAAAAAGTCAATCTATGAAGTCTCGCCGGAATGAAAGCGAAGGCATGGAGAAATCTATGGGCAGTCGTAAGTTTTCTGGTAATAAAAGCAGTAGCAAAGGCTATTCTAAAGGCGGTGCTGTTGAAGGATTTAAGAAAATGGGCACCATGAAGAACAGCTGGTAGATTTACTACTGAGCTTCATAGGGTTTGCTGAATCAGCACTCCATACATTTACATTAATATGGAATTTATATGGCTTATTCGGGAAACATTGGGGTTAAAACATTTAATGCGCTGAAAGTCGTAGACCACGCTTTTCGCAGATGTCGCCTGCCTGCTCAGGCCATAACTTCAGAAATGCAAGAATACGCTCTTGATTCTCTGACATTCATGCTTGATGAGCTGGCCAATATACGGACACCATCTTGGTGCATAGAGCAGCAAATACTGCCTCTTTACGAAAATAATCAGATTGTGACGCTACCAAAGGGCACAATTGACGTTTTAAACCTCAATTTAAACGTACTTCAAGAGCTAAGTGGCACTGTAACATCCACAAATACCTCTTATTTAGTTAATTTTACCACCTCCACAATAGTCAATTTCATTGGAATTAAGTGGTCTGCGAACGCTATTCCAGTAAATTTTCAGACTAGTTCAGACAATGCTGCTTGGACTACGGTAGGGACTTCGGCTAGTTTAGACCTATCAACCAATGCGACAGCGGTTGCTGGTAATATTACTTGGACTCAAATTAATGGCGCTTTAGCCAAGCAATACTTTAGAATCGTACCAACTGATGGTGCTTCTACTATCTCTTCCTCCCGAATTACGTTAGGAAATATGCCTCAAGCCATTCCTCTTGGCTTATTGAGTAGAGATAATTATGTAAACCAAAGCAATTTAGTATTTGCTGGACGCCCCAGTAGCTTCTACTACCAGCGTGATATTCCTCAGCCAGTTGTTAATTTATGGCCAGCGCCTAACGCTGCGTCTGAAAAGTTTCAATTAGTGCTCTGGCGTCACCGCCAAATAATGGATACCGACAACTTACAGCAAGAGATTGATATACCTAATCGGTGGTTAGAGGCTATAATAAATGGGTTAGCGGCTAGGGTATGCGCTGAAACACCCTCTGCAGATGCTCAACTTATGCCAATGCTCGATGCTAAAGCAACAATGAGTATGCAACGAGCTTGGGATGGCGATAATGATGGATCTGCAATTCAAATCAATCCAGGAATAGGGGTTTACACAGCGTGAGCATTTATCTGGACCCAACGGGTCAGCCTACATTTGGTATTGCGATATGTGCTAGATGCTCTATTAAATTTCTATTATCAGAACTTTCGCCTGATCCTAACTTTCCGGGATTAATGGTGTGTGAGGCTGATAAGGATAGATTAGATCCTTATTTATTACCTCCTAGACGCCCAGATCAAATTGTTTTGCCGTTTAATCGGCCTGATAAGAACATAGATACTCGCCCATCAGGCGTTATTCAAGAAGCTGGTGATGAGTTTATTGTCACTGAAGATGGCAATAAATATCTGGAGATGAATTAAATGACAGCAGATGTTCCAAGCAATTTAATACCCAGTAGAGTTACCCAGCTCCCAACTGCACCTGTGGCATCGCCTGATGGCTTGTTGCTGTTTACTTATCAGGGTGTTAGCTACCAGATTCGTGCTGGAGACCTTTTACAAGTTACAGGCGTGCCAACTACTCGCAAAGTTCTAGCAGGTACTGGAATGACAGGCGGTGGCTCATTGGCTTCTGATGTTACTCTAAGTATTGCCAATGGAGGCGTTGGCAGTGTGCAACTTGCAAATAGTGGAGCTACTGCCGGAACTTATGGAGATGCAGGCAATATACCTGTTGTTACTGTAGACGCTACGGGTCGTATTACGGGAGTTACTTCAGTCGCAGTGTCTGTCTCTGGATATGTACCGATTGCTCGTCAAATCATCGCTGGCGCAGGATTACAGGGAGGTGGCAATCTCAACTCTAACGTGACGCTAACTGCCGATTTTGAGGACACTGCTCCGCTGACTGGAACCACTAATGGTTCAGCAGGAACTCTAAACGAGCTCTCCAGGGGAGACCATCGTCATCCTCCTGTTAACCTTAACGATCAAAATCAAATTGATGGAACATTGCCGATAGATCAGGGTGGCACAGGCCGAGCTAATACGTCAGTTCCTGGGGCCATTGCTTATGGCGCAGGCAATCAAATAGCATTAGGACCAGCAGGTGTGAATGGTCAGGTATTAATCTCAGGTGGAACTGGAACTCCAACATGGGGCTCTGCTCTGGTAATTACCGACCAAGCTGCTAACGTAATTTATGGTGGGCCAGCATCTGGAGTAAATGCTCCAGCATTATTTAGATCATTAGTTAGTGCAGATTTACCTGCTTCTGGAGCAAATGCAGGAACCTACGGCTCTTCAACCGCTATACCAGTCATTACTGTAAATGCTAAGGGTATAGTCACCAACGCCACCACAGCCTCTTTTACAACAGGATTAAGCTTCCAAGGCACTTGGAATGCTGCAACAAACGCTCCGTCTTTATCGTCCGGGGTAGGAACAAATGGTCAGTATTACATTACGAGCGTTGCTGGGAACACGAATCTTGACGGCATAACTGATTGGCAAGTTGGAGATTGGGCTGTATTTAACGGCACAGCATGGCAGAAACTTGATCAGTCTAACACTGTAGTTTCGGTAAATGGTCAAACTGGCGCTGTAAACCTCACTCAAATAGCTAATGTGGCAGGTGGTGCAGCTAACCGAATAGTTTTTAACACAGGTGCAAACACTACGAACTTTGTGGTAGCGCCCACATCGGCTGATACTTTCTTAAAATGGAATGGCTCTGCTTTTGTTTGGAATTCAGCGGTGACCGCTGCGGTAACGAGCTTTAATGGTGGATCGACTGGGTTAACACCAAGTTCGTCAACAACAGGCGATATTACTGTCGCAGGAACTTTGGTAGCGGCCAATGGCGGCACTGGATTAACGTCAGCTGGAACAAGTGGAAATGTGTTAACATCGAACGGAACAACTTGGACATCTGCTACACCAGCGGCTGGCGTAACACTTGATGATGTCGTGGCGTTGGCCGTGGCTTTAGGATAGGAGAATAAGATGGCAAATACATTTACACGTAAACTATCAAGAGGTATCGGCACTGCGCTGACCGCCGTTGGTAGTTATACAGTCGGGTCTTCAACTCAGACTACTGTGATCGGTTTAACAGTGTCTAACACCAGCGCATCGACTGTAAACATTGATGTGACGCTTAATGATGGGACCAACGACAATTACATAGTTAAAGATGCTCCTGTCCCGGTAGGAGGAGCACTGGTGCCCATAGGAGGTAACCAGAAAGTTGTTTTAATTACTGGCGACTCAATAAAAGTTAATTCAAGTGCGGCATCATCTGTTGATGCAGTATTATCTATCTTGGAGATCACATAACATGTCTAATCCATATATCGGTAATTCGCCTACAGATGTACCGCTAACGACTGATCAGCTGGGTAATGGTATAGTAACCACTGCTAAACTAGCTTCTCCAATAGCTCCAACTATTGTGGGAGGCACGATTAATAACACTGTGATTGGAGCTTCTACGAAAGCTGCGGGTTCTTTCACTACTGTAACTGCAACCACTGGAATAACTGGCGGTTCTTTCTAATGATTTTAATGAGCGGAGGCTAAAATGGCTGAAACAGGATTTACACCAATTCAACTTTACCGAACTGCGACTGCTTCAGCTGCTCCTTCAGCTGCTAATCTGAACGCGGGAGAGCTTGCTATCAACACCAATGATGGCAAATTGTTCTATAAAAATTCAGCAGGTGCTGTTGCTGTAATTGCATCTACGGGCGGTTCAACAGGAACTGTTAGCTCCGTGGGGGTTGTTGGTGGAACTACAGGATTAACCACTTCAGGCGGTCCTATAACCACATCAGGTAATATTACACTTGCTGGAACATTAGTACCTGCAAATGGCGGCACAGGAGCTACTTCTCTAGCAGCAAACAACGTAATCTTGGGTAACGGCACCTCAGCGGTTCAGGTGGTTGCCCCAGGTACATCAGGTAACGTCTTAAAGTCTAACGGCAGCACATGGGCATCATCAGCTGAAGCGGCAGGTTATCCAGCGCCATCGTTAATAGCATCAAGTGCAACTGTTGCCTCGGCAACATTTCAAGTCGCTACTGCTGGGGGTATTACAATTACTCTACCTGCATCTCCTTCAGCTGGAGACTATGTGGTCGTAAAAGACGGCACAGGCGCAGCGGCTACTACTAACTTCACAGTAGCTCGAAACGGATCGAACATTGCTAGTTCTGGAACTGACTTAACATTTGATAAGAACTTTGCTGAAATCGTGATGACGTATGTCAACAGCACCATCGGCTGGAGCGTATAGATGAGCAATCTGTCAGAGTTATTACCCTCTGGCGGTGGCCAGAATGCGGTTGATTTCGTGGCGTCTGGTACGCTGCCCAATGGTAAGCCAGTAATCTTAAATAGCAATGGAACTGTTACTTCCGTAGGGCTTGTATCCCAAAGCGTATCACAAGCAATACCAACAGGAAGTGAGACTCAGTTCGCTACGGGTGAAGTAGCTAACCAGTCCATAGCCTTTGATCCTACAACCACAGGTAGGTTTCTAATAGCATTCCTTGATCCTAGCAACAATAGTTATGGTAGTGTTATTTTAGGAACAATGTCAGGTACAACACTAACATTTTCAACAAAGGTTGTATTTTATTCTGGCAATATTTATCCCACAGTGTCAGTAGCGTTTGATCCTAATAGATCAGGACATTTTGTGGTGGGTTATAAAGGCCCGTCTAACTACTGTTATTCTATTGCAGGGGAAGTGTCTGGTTCATCCATTACTTTTGGAACAGGAGTCGCAGCTAACTCAACTTCGACTACTATAGTTAAGGTTGAATTTAATCCTAACGTACAGGATCAGTTTCTCATAGCGTACAGAGATACAGGTAATACTGAAGCAAGAGTGGGTACTGTATCAGGAACTTCTATATCTTATGGTACTGCAGCAGATATAGTCAGTGCTAGCTCAAATTCTTTAGGTATTAGCTTTGATCCTTTTACAGCTAATAGATTTCTAGTTGTTGTTTGTGACACATCTAACAGCAAAAAACCTTATATTAGATTAGGTAATATATCAGGAACCTCAATAACTTTTGCTACTTCTTATGAGGTTTATAGTAATTATTCTGACTTTATATCAGTTGCCTTTGACGCTAATACAGAAAACAGTTTTATCACTACATTTGAAAACATGACAGGATCTCTATATGGTTATTCCAAAGCTGGGACCGTGGCATCTGATAACACAATAACGCTTGGAACATTAACAGCGTACCATAGTGGCTCAACTAGCGGAACCATAATGGCAGGTAATCCTAGCATGGTAGGTAGTTTTGTCGTTATTTACAAAGATGCCACTAACGCAGGCAAAGGGACTTATCGAGTTGGAACTGTATCAGGAACAAATGTATCTTACGGCTCTGCTATTGTTCTCGGTTCAAATTGGAATGCTCTTGAATCTGCAATAGCGTTTGATTCTAACCAAGGTGGTAAGTTTTTAAGCAGCTATGTTTCTGCAGGTAATACTAAGTCCCGTATAGGTCAGGTTGGCGGTACTTTCTTTGTCACAAACCTAACCTCAACCAACCTTCTGGGTATCTCAGCAGGTGCAATCTCCAGCGGAGCTACGGGCACTATTAACCTGTTTGGCGGCATTAATGAGAGCCAGTCTAGCCTCGCTATTGGTTCGGATTACTATGTTCAGACAAACGGCACGATAACTACTGCCAGCGCATCTCCCGCTCAGAGGATAGGTACGGCCATCTCTGCAACTCAAATCAACATAAAGGACTTAACATGAGCAGTTTAAGTGATTTGCTCCCGGCAGGTGGTGGTGGAAAGAATGTAGACTTTGTGGCTAGTGGTGTTTTACCCAACGGCCAAGCTGTTGCGTTGAAGTCTAATGGGCAGGTAGAGGCTGTTCAGCCTGTAACTATTAATGTCACAGAAGACATACCTTCTGGAACAGAAGTTACATTTGCAGCAGGCGCACAATATATGGTCGTTAGCTTTGACCCTAACACTGATAATACTTTTGTAATGTCCTATCAAGAGCCTAGTGCGTCATACGCTGCTTTTTGCGTAGTGGGCCAAATATCAGGCACTGTAATATCATTTGGAACGCCTGTCGTTATTAACTCAGCAACCACTACTACCCAGATGGGCATTCAATATGACCCCAATGTTGCTGGAAAGTTTGTGGTGGCGTACCTAGACAACAACGCCAATGGTCGTGCTAGAGTCGGTACAGTGGTTGGCACTTCAATTACTTACGGAAGTCAAGCCACATTTAACTCAGGAAACTGCGCCTACATATCTCCGAGTTTTGACCCTAACACAGCAGGAAAACTTGTAATATGTTATCAAGATATTGGTACTTCTAACAAAGGCACTTGCATTATCGGCTCTTATACTGGTACTAGCCTATCATTTGGCACTAAAGATGGTATTGGTGGTCAAGCAGACTATTGGCTATATACTAGCTGTTCTTATGACCCAAACACTGCTGGAAAATTCGTAGTAGTGGGGCGTAATCAAAGTAACTCAGAGCGTGGGGAAAGTAGAATAGGTGTAGTTTCGGGAACTTCAATAAGTTGGGGAGACAATACTACATTTAATTCTACCGCAGCAAATAATTGTGAGGTTAGGTTTGACCCAAACACTGCTGGAAAATATGTTATAGCCTACACAGACGAAAATAACAGTAGTTATGGAACAGGTATTGTTGGCACATATAGTGGTGCGTCAAACGCCATTAATTATGGCTCAAAATATGTGTGGGGTTCTTTTAATACAAACACTGGAATGGTTCTAAGTTTTGACCCTAATACAACAGGTAAATTTGCAATTGGGTATACTAATCTTACTTCTGCTAACAGGCCACAAGTGGTTTTAGGTACTGTTTCTTCTTCTGCTATAAGCTATGGGACTACAACAGTCATAAAAACTACTCAGGGGCCACAAACAGGGTTAGGTTTTAATCCTACTGAGTCAAATGCAGGGCAATTTGTATACGTGTATCGAGATGATAATAATAGCTCGAAAGGTACAGCATTCACGGGCCAGATAGCCGCAACGCAAACAGGTACTAACGCAACATCATTCATAGGCATCACAGACGCTGCCGTTGCATCTGGCGCGTCAGGTAGCGTGACGATCAAAGGTGGATTAAAGACTGGACTTGCTGGCGGTACTTTTGCAGTAACCGTGGCTAATCCGGGCGCTGGTAATCGTTATTACATTAATGGCGTACTACAGCAAACGCTTAACCTTAGAGAAGGGTTCACTTACAAGTTTGATCAATCAGCGTCTAGTAATAGTGGACATCCCTTTAGATTCTCAACTACTTCCAACGGAACTCACGCTGGCGGCTCTGAATACACGACTGGAGTTACTACCTCTGGAACGCCCGGTAATGCTGGCGCGTACACTCAAATAGTTGTAGCAGCCAGTGCGCCTACTCTTTATTACTACTGCTCGGTGCATAGCTTGATGGGTGGGCAGGCCAATACGATAGCGGCTATCGTAGCTAATAGTATTTATTATGTGCAAGCTGACGGCAGTATTTCTACAGTAAGTACATCTCCTGCTGTTAGAATAGGCCGAGCTTTCTCGCCAACCAGCATTAATTTGGAGTTTAGTTAATGAGTAAATTAAGTGAATTAATACCTGCTGGCGGTTCTGCTAAAGAGTTATCTGCCGTAGCTAGTGGTACTTTAGCGAGTGGTCAAGCTGTTGTGTTAAAAGCTAATGGGCAGGTAGAAGCCATTGCGCCTATTTCACAAGCAGTAGGATCATCAACTAGCTTTACCTCAGTATATGCCAGTAGCATCTCAAGCGCCTATGACAGCAGTAGCAACAAAATCATTGTCACTTATAACGAGAATACCGCTAGTCCAAATGGCTACGCAGTTGTTGGGACAGTCAGTGGAATGTCAATCAGTTTTGGCACTCCAGTAGTTTTTAATTCTGGGACTACTAGCCAAACGGCAACCACCTACGACAGCGTTAATAACAAAATCGTAATTGCTTACCGTGACAACACTAACTCCAATTTTGGCACTGCAATTGTAGGAACAGTAAGTGGGACAAGTATTTCGTTTGGGACTCCAGTTGTTTTTGAGAGTGCTTTAACAATGTACACCCAAGCAGTTTACGACAGCAGCAACAATAAAGTAGTTCTAGCGTTCTATGGAACCAGCAATCAAGGAAGGTCAGTAGTTGGAACAGTAAGCGGTACATCAATTAGCTTTGGGGCTACGGCAACCTTTCTGTCGACAGCTCCAACTTTCCTAGGTAGTACCTTTGATAGCAACCTCAACAAAGTTGTTGTAGTGTTTAGCCGAGGCAACAGCAACGCCGCCGCCGTTGTTGGAACAGTGAGTGGTACATCTATTAGTTTTGGGGCTGCTGTGACTTATCGCTCAGGGACAGTCTGGTCTAACTCAGCGACTTTTGACAGTAGTAGCAATAAGGTCGTAATTGCTTATACAAACAATAGTAGCAGCTATTACGGAACGGCAGTCATTGGAACGATAAGCGGAACGTCCATTAGCTTTGGAACTTCTGTCGTATTTGCTTCTGTCACTTCTTACAATTCCGAAGTTGGCTTTGATAGTAGCACGAACAACGCGACCTTTGCTTATGCACAGGTAGGGGCTACCACTGGAAAGGCAGTTGTTGGAACGGTGAGTGGTACATCTATTAGTTTTGGGGCTGCTATAAACACCCCCTCTGGCGGTGGTACGACGATAAACGAGGTCGTTATCTTTGACAGCGGTAGCAACAAAATGATTGTGAGTTTCCGAGACGTAGCCTCTACTTATGGAAAATCTTTTGTGTTTCAAAATGCAAGTACTAATATACTCTCGTTCATAGGCTTTGCTTCAGAAGCAATCTCATCAGGAGCCACAGGTGTGATTAATCCAGTGGGCGGTGTGGCGGCTAGTGTTTCTAATGTAGCTTTATCCCTTACGACTGGTTCTAAAGTTGTATTTGATGATGCAGGGCCGACAACTGGAATAGCTTTAGCATATGACCCAGACACAGCTAAAGTAGTTAATGTGTTTTGTAGTACTATTGTTCAGGGTATAGTAGGTACTGTTTCCGGCACTTCAATTAGTTACGGCAGCGCAGCGTCAGCAAATGGCAACAGTAGCAGCGCCACTCAGGTGGCATACGATACTGTAAACAATAAAATTGTTGCGGTGTATAAAGAAGGTTTTAATGATGCGCGTGTTGTTATAGGTACTGTGTCTGGAACAGCTATAAGCTGGGGAACTCCAGTAGTGTTTGCAAGTGTTAACGCAGCTACTCCAGATGTGGCATTTGATACCAACGCTGGGAAAGTTCTTATAGTATATAAAGATCAAGCTAATAGTAACCATGGAAAGGCGGTGGTGGGTACAGTTAGCGGGACGAGTATTTCTATAGGATCACCCGTGAC